AGCTGCTTGTTTCATTGGCTCAGTTTTATCACCATCTTTATCAAGATCTAAGAAATCCGGTTTAGATCCTCCGCCGTCTGCAAGCCCTTCACCTTGTTTCTTTGGGTTCTTTTCTTTCCCACTTGCTATTTTTATTTTAAGTTTTTCTTTTTCTTCATCTGACATGTCTGCAATTTTTTCTTTCGCTTCCACCATAGTGTCTTTAATAATTCTATTGCTTCCGCTTAAATATTTTGCAAAATCTTCTACTAGTCCCATGTTGTCTCCTAATAATATTCTCGCATCTGTAAAACATTAGGCTCATCCTCGTAGTCCTCTGGATGCGATATAAAGTTTCCTTGTCTAAATCTTAACAAAGCTTGAGTGGTGGAGTCAACATAATCGTCGTGTTCACCAAAAGGAAAAGCGGCACATTCCTCAATAACCTCTTGCGCCCATCTCTCATCAGGATACCAGATCTGTCCAGCCTCAAAAAGAGGTGCCACGGCGTTTACCCTTGAATGTTTATCATTTCCTTTGCTCGGTGTAAAGTTAACAACTGGAATTCCTGATTGTCGTAATTCATACGTTAATGGTAATCCTGAAGCTTTCGCCTCCACTATGATGCTTTCCGGTTCCCAGTATTTATATTGCTCATGTGCTATACGTTTCAACTCTGGAAATTCCCATCTACCTCTTTTCGCATCCAGCAGGATGCACGCCGGCGCTTTCATCTCATCACGGTAAAAGACTCCCCATGTAGTAATAGCGGAATAGTCTGCCGTTTCTTTTTTAGAGTATGCTGTATCGTAGCTTTGAATTACATGACGGAGGGGAGGGGGATCTTCGTATTCGTACAACTTCCACCAGTCACGTTTTATAATGGAACCTTCTTCTGATACGGGTTGCTGTTGCCACTGTGCTTGCCATTTCTGCTCGGACAACGAAGCGCGGACCGATAACAGTTCGTCCGCTTTCCAATATTCAGGCCACATGGGATTCTGTGTTTCAGGAAAGATAGCAGGGAATTCTATAATATCCCATTGATCCGCTTTTACTTCTTTTTGTGCATTGACTAATTTACCTGTTAGATCTTTTACTGACCACCGTGTCATAACCACGACTATCGCTCCGCCAGGTTGTAGACGCTGACGAGGGCCCGAGGTATACCACTCATACGCGTTGTCCATGGCCGTTTGACTTAGTGCATCTTGCTCCGAGTGAGGATCATCAATAATGAGCAGATCAGCACCACGACCAGTAATGGCACCCCCAACACCAGCAGCAAAGTATTCGCCACCCATGTTGGTTTCCCAACGGCCCGCGGCCTTCGAGTCTTGTGATAGTGATATATTTTTAAAGACATTTTTATATTCCTCCTGGTCCATTAAGTTACGTACCTTTCTACCAAATCTATATGATAGCTCGGCAGTGTGTGTTGTTTGAATAATTTTTAATTTTGGATTGTGGCCCATCATCCATGCAGGAAATAAGAAAGAAGCAAATTCAGATTTTGTATGACGTGGTGGCATGTTAACGATTAAGCGTTTCAGCTTACCGTCTTTGATCATGTTAAATTTTTCTGCAATCTTTCTATGATGGTATCCACCAATAAACTCTGGCCATACTGCTCTCACAAAAGATAAGTAATCATCTCTTGAGTGTTCAGCTGTATCTATCTCTGCTTTACGTAATTGTAATTTTTTAATTAAATCTGCAGCTTCATCACTAGTAACTTGATCTAAATCCATATTATTTTACAAATTCTTCACAAAAGATACCACACTCAATATGATAATTTTTTAAATCTTTACCTTTTGCATCGGCGGGCAGATCTTTTAAAAAAATTCTTTTTCCTTTGTATCTAACTAATTTTGAACCAATTCTACTAGATTGTTCAGATCTGTCATCAAAAACTTTAGGAAACTCTTTTCTTACAAGATTCCAATAAGTAGGAGAGGTAGCTTTTACACAACCTATGCAATTAGCATTAGGAAATCCGTGCTTATAAATTGTTGGTAATTTTAAACCTTTATTAAGTAACATATCAAAACAATCTTGTTTGGTAACTTTCTCTTCAATAAGCACTGGCAACAGGTTGTCTCTTTCTGTGAGCATGAATCTTTCAGCTCTTTTCTTTTCATCATAGGTAAAACCTAAAACTAAATAATCACAATTATTATTTTTTTC